CGTCTGGCGTCGGATCACCACCGTCGGCATACCCGCCGCGCATCAAGTGCTTCGCGATCATATGCGCGAGGCGGATGGCTTTCTGCGGGTCGTGATGCCTCATGGATAAACACCCTTCACCGGGGCCTTCACCTGAGCGGCCAGCCGCTCTTTCTCAAGGTCCATCATGTCGCTCATGTGGTCCTTCGCCATTTCCAGATGCTCAAGGCGCTCCTTGCTAATCCGGTCCGCCGTGCGCTGCTGATCTTCCATATGCTGCGACTGCAACTTGACGGCGACGTCCCTCGCCTTCGTCTGCGCGTCCATCAACCGCGCCCGCGCATCCATCATCTGGATGGGATTGCCCGCCTGATCGCCCGCGCCCAGACCGGCCTCCTTCGGCGCGAACGCGCCCTGCTGTATCTTCGCCTGCGACTCGGCGGCCTTGGCCTGAGCCATCATCATGCGGGCGTTGGCGGCCTTCGTATCGTTGGCGATCTTCGCCTGCATCTGCTGCATTTCAGGCGGCGGCGCGGCCTGTGCGTTCGGCGGGGCCATGAACTGCTGCGGGTTGCTCCACCCGATGGCCTGCAATGCCGCCATGTCGATCGCAATCGGGTCGTACATCGTCGGATTGGCTGCCTGAAGCTGCTTGAGCGCCATGATCTTCATCACGCGCTGACCGTGGCTCGCCGTGTTCGGATCGGCCTGCGGCGTGAGGTCATAATCCTCAAGGGCCTGCAGGAAGGTCTGCTCATCCCACGGATAGGAGGCCTTCTTGTTGCGCTCCCAGAAGCTCTCGGGATGCTCCTTAAAGCACTCGCACAGAAGCCGGAATTCCTCGGCCTGCGCCGCGTGCAGGCGCTTGTGAACGGCATTCATGACCTTCGTGGCCTGCTCGATCATGGCCAGCGTCGTGCCAACCGGAGCATCCGCCCGGCCCTCGCCGACTTGCGCCTCGCTCGTGCCGCCGATCCGCATGCCGGTCTGCTCCATCGCCCCAGTGAGCGACATCAGTCCCGAACCGACATCCTTGTAGGGGAGCGGCATGATTGCCTGACTGATAGGCATGCCACCAGTTTTAACAAGCGCGCCTCCTCCCGGAGGAACGCGAAAGATATTCGTGTTCTGACGCGCGCCAGTGTCTGACATGAGGAAGCCAGGGAAGTTGGCATACATGCCAGCATCAAGCATCTCACGCCACGCAGCAGTAAGAGCATTAGTCGTGTTGCCCAGAATGTTAAGAAGTCCAATATCATAGAAACCAAGCCCAGGAACAAAAGTATACTTAACAAAAACCACCTTTGACTCAGGCAGGTCTTGATCATCTTCGTCGTAGTTGCGAACAACCGACAGGATCTTCTTCGAAGATACGTCAATAGTGACTCGATATGGAATCTCAAGCCCACTAGGATCGCCCTTATACTTATGCTCGAACCCTTTAATATCGAGCTCACAATAGCACTCGTAGATTTCGCGATCGCGGTCATCTGGGTTCGCCGAGTCGGTTGAAATGCCCTGCTGGGCCTTTTTCTCTCGCTGAGCCGCGTCAAGGTCGGGCAGGTGCGGCGTCGAAAGGTCGGTGTCCTGATAGACGCCGAGGATCTGCAGGCGCTTAACCGTCGACGGACGCATCATCACGCGGTGCGTGACGCGCTTGGCATTCTTGAGATCGGTCGCGGCGTTATTGACGATCAGGTCGTCGGCATCGACCGTTTCGCTAACCGGCCGATTGCGAAGCGGGCAGAAATAGACTTTTTTGAAGGCCGTGCCGCCAAAGCCCAGCATCAGCAGCATGCGATCGGTGTCGGGATAGTACTCGGTCGCGACCGACGTCAGGTAATGATTCAGGTCCCGCTCGAGCGCATTGGCGAGCTGATCTTCCTGCAGCGTTGCGTTGTTGTTGTCGTTGCGGATCTTGACCGGCCCGTCAGTCGGCAGCAGCTCACTGCGCGCATTGGCCTGAAAGCGCAGCACCGCTTCCTGAAGAAGCGGGTGCCGGACCTTGCTCATCCCCTCGACCGGCGCGCCGTCGGTGGCGCCCTGAAGGCCGGGAATCTCGACCTTGAGGCCCAGCAGCTTGATACCCAGCGCCCGGTCCTCGATCCATTCATTGCGACTATCGAGGTCGTGCTGGATGCCCTTAAGCAGGTCATCACTGATCCGATAGAGCTCCATGTCGTCGATGTCGTCGACGAGGTTATCGAACCAGCCCTTTGAACGTCCGCCCTGCGCCTCGGCGATCGGCTTTCCGCTCAAGCTGACCGTAACAGACCCGTCGTCGTGCTCAATTTTGACGATGGCGCCGCGGTCATCAAACTGCGGGATGTCGCCGCCTTCCCCATCCGCCTCGACGATGACGTCTGTGCCCTCGTGGGGGCCTTCAGGCTCCGGCGGGCCGGGCAGGCGGATGTTGGGGTTCAGGCCGGCCATCAGGTATCCTCCAGGGCCTCCATTTCGGTCACGAACCGCTGGATGCCCTCCTGGGCGGCATAGTTATCAGATTTCGCGTGAATTTCATAGCGCCTGACGAAGTCATGGGGCGACCGACCCCAGACCTCGACAGAATAGACCGTCAGGCCCTTGTGACCGGGCGGCGGCTCGCGAACAAAGTCAACGGTGGCATTGGCTAGCACGCGAGGCATTTCATATCCCATACAATGGCGGCGGTGTTTTATGCGCCGTATAGTCCTTCGATTGATCTATCTCCGCCAAGCGCTCCGGCGACCGGGTCAACAAGCCCAGATCGCGGAGGTGGCGCAGCGCCATGCTGACGGTATCCACGAGGTCGTCGTGCTTGCCGCGTGGGAAGCTGGAGACCTGGCGGATGACCATTTCGGCCCATTCCTTGTCCGGCGCGTAAATCATTCCCTCGGCGAACAGGTGCTGAACGCTATACAATCTACCCAATTTGTCAATCGACTTGGGATCGTAAAGCTGAACGGCAAAGTCCTCATACCCAAACAATCGACGCAGCTCCTGGGCAACGCTGTGCCCGGCGGCCTTGTTTTCAACGAGTATTTTGTCGACCTTAAGTTCCTTGCAATTTTTAGCGACCTTTTGAACCAGCTCGTGCAGTTCAAGCCGCTCGGACCATGCGTGCATCAGGATGACACGAGGCACGGCGTTAAGCTCCGGCGAATAGTAACTTTGGATCGGAGCCGCGTAGGTTTTGCCGTAGCGATCCACGCTGCGGGTCGCTGTTTTTGTCGCGTCGCCGGAAAACACGCCCCAAACCGTCATCGCGCTAAAATCGCCGCGAGCGTCGGCCTTTGACGAATAGGCGGTATCGAGCGACGCGACAACAAACTCAATCGGCGGGAAATCATCGCGATCGTATAGCTGCCACCAGCTATCCTTGATGATGCCGCCACCGCGAGGCGTCGGAGCCTGTTGATGCTGGCCGGCGGTTGCGTATGGACCTAGCTTGCCTTCGAGATCGTCGACGACATCAAGCGGGAACCGCTCGGGGAAAAGAAGCTCGCCCTCCTCCGTTCGCGGGTCTTCATAGCCAAGCCACGTTTGCGTTCCCGCGCGCCACTTTTCATAGCGCATCGGCAAACAAATATGATCGTATGTGCCGACAAAGCCCTTGCGATCGAGAACGACGCCCGACACATCTTCCTCGTGCAGTCGCTGCATGATGATGACGATGGCGCTCTCGCGCGGATTGTTGAGGCGTGTTGGAACGGCTTCGGTAAACCATTCAATCGTGCTGGCGCGCATTGCCTCGCTGTTGGCGCCCTCGACGGAGTGAGGATCGTCGATAAGAACGCGGTCTCCGCGAGAACCTGTAATCGACCCAGCCGCGATGGCTTCGCGAAAGCCGGTCGCGGTGTTCTCGAATTTAGTCTTGGCGTTTTGATCGCCCGTAAGCTGTACCGGCCAGTGCGATTGATACCATTCACTGGTAATCAAACGACGCATTTTTGTGCTATCGCGAATGGCGAGATTCTGTTGATGCGCCGCGCAAATGTAACGCAGGTGCGGCATGTTGCACGGCCCCCACTCCCACGCGGGCCAGAACACGTTGACCACCAAGGATTTCATCATTCCCGGCGGGACGTTCACCAGGAGCCTATTATAGGTTTTCCCATTTTCGAGCGTGTAACCGTCCGTAATCGCCATCAAGTGATCGCAGACATACTCGATATGCCAATTATCGACCAACGCCTGCCCCGGCTCGACAATGTGCCACGCGCGTCGAATGAACTCGTGCAGACTTTCCTCGCAGATGCGTTTCTCGACCGCGAGAAGCGTCGCCTCGCGGTCGATCGACTTATCTAACTTGATCGCGGACATCGTCAGCCCTTCGCCGCGCCCGTCTTGATGAGCGCCTTCTCAAGCGCCTCAAGCTCCTCGAGCGACAGGCCGGACACGTCCAGCTTGTTCGTGTTCTCGGTCTTGATCGGGCCGCCGTCGGGGCCGGTAATTTCTTTCCGGTC